TAGCGCTCCCGGTACCTTCCCCTGTACCTCCGACTTCTGCTGCGACTCCATAGTTTGGGTAGCAGTGTAGGTCGGAAGGGAAGGTATACTCCGATCGATGGTTCCACTTTGTGATGCGATGCCTCTGATTATGGGCATAACGATCAGCAGTGACACCAGGGCCGTGATGACAAACAAGATCAAGGTAACTAAGCTCAGGAAAAACCTGAGACCATAGGATTCCAGAAATCTTGTCAAGGACAGAGTCCTTTCTCTCAACTTGAGGTGTCATTCGGCGGAGTTCGCCTTCTACTTCGATGAAGTGTCGGATAGCTTGAAGATTTCTCTTCTTACTACACGGAAGTTTTAGCTTCTTGAAGAAGCGACAAACTTGCCGTATACCAGCAATGGTATACGGACACGGCTCATCGAGTAGCCTACCGTCTGAATTGAACACACGTTTGAAGAAACCTCCCATAAAACGGGGGAGACTTCCATGCCGTGCGAAAGCACTTGGGCATGTGAACGTCCCAGCTTCGATGCCTTGAAGTAAGGCATCATCAAGCTGAGGAAGGGTAATCGTCAAAAACGAAAGCCCCTCGTGTTCGCAACGATCTGAAATACGTTTCAGATCGCGTTCTACGGACAAGTCTAAGTCCAGACTGAGTTGTCTCAGAATGGCTTGGACGAGCATGGTCGGTCTTTTCACTACAACCTCCTTAATAGTGAGGGAGTAGGACCGTCTAGGCTAAGCTCCGATTAGGGAACTACGTTAGCTGCCAAATTAAGTAAATTAATACCATAAGGCAGCAGGCGTATATCTGACGATGCGTCAGAATTCACCGCCGAGAACCTTGTTATAGTTGGCCGAAGTCGACCAAGCTTTCAAGGCATCGATAACGTAGCCGATCTCAGTATCCGAAAATACCCCAGAGCGTGGCTCGTCAATGACGAGATACACACTGAGGCCTGACTCTTTGTTGATTGCCGAGATAGGATCTGCGGCAATCTTCGTCTGAGCCAGACGGACTTCACGACGAAATCGAGAGGCAGAAACATTCTGCTTCGTCGTCATGACTGTTTTACCGTCAGCTGAAGTATATACATTCTGACTTGTACCCTGTTGGGTACGCGGCAGAGGAATAGCAACAGCATTGACAGTGACAGATTGAGGATCAGCAAGCACTAGAAGCTCCTTTATTACGCTTTACAAGCACACAAAAGCGGTGTGCGACGCTTTAGCGAAGTCGAGACAGCCCTAGTGCCCCGAGTATCGAGAGTTGAACACCTGAAAGTGAAACCTCAGGTGTGGCCCAACCAAATGGATCTCCACGAAGTCTGGATTTAGTTCCAGATCGTGTATATCCGGTAGCCTCGACTACGACTGGACTTCCGTCAGGGTCACGAACGAACGTTTGCCAACACCGATTGGTGCCGCAGCGTTCATTATGACACATGACATAGAAGTAGTCGGCAGCGAGACGATCGACGATTGACGTCTGTAAGTTATCGAGTAGATTACTTACGTGCGTAAACCAGTCAATCAGCCAGGTCCAGGGTATAGCATTGAAAATTACTTTCGGAGTCGGCTTCAATCCAAAGATTTTAGCCAGTTGCGAAGCTTTCCAATCTATATTCCTAGGCCCCGGAGGCAACCAATAACGAAACTGGGCGGAAGCCCAGCGACGTGTAGTGAGCGTCTCCGTATTCTCAAAACCACTTGCTCCGTTATAAAAGTATGTAACGAATTGCGGGTAGAACTGGATTCCTCCAGCTGCTGTCCCATGCTGCAAGATGGTTTGAGTATCAGGAAGATTTATTCTCCTCCTGACAGGCTTACCTTCATCACGTATCAGCTGCTCAAGGCGTTTTTGGGCTTGGATTTGAGTAACAACCAAGCTTACTATATCTTGAGCAAGGGCATCCCAACCAAACTTCTGTGCTAGGTAATAACTTCCTAGTTCACTTAAGCCGTGTTGGGTGAAGCGCTGTTTTAGCATACCAGGCACATCTTTAAGCTCGTAAAGAGCATTCAAGAGTTGCATGGCAGGCCTATCAGGCTTCATTCTGCTGTACATCATGGCACCGAATGTGCTTGAGTCCTTCATGGGCTCTTGCGCATACCCAAAGAAGGTCTTAGTACTTACCGAACCTTTGTAATGATGGTTCGAATAAGGACCAGATCCTCTTATGGCACCAACAGACACGATTCCTTGTTCCGAATAATTATAACTTAAATTAAACGGACCTCCGACATCGGGTTTGTTAAACCGTGGGTAGCCATAATGACCACTCTCCCATATTAGGCTCTGAGAGCCAGTCTTCACTGGATTAACCAGCGTCGACTTGACACCAAAATTGTCGGTATAAATACCGGCGTTAAAGGTGTCATTAAATGTTCGAGTGGGCACGTGATATCCTCCAATAAAAGAGGGGTTGGGTTATGGAGTGTTCCGTAGAACGTGGGGTGGCCTTTAGG